CACTATTGCCAGCGGGCTTGGCCGTACAGTAGGCGGCGCAGTAACAGGTGTTGGCACAGGCGCCTAAGGGCTAGGCGATGCCAACATTTGGTCAACAATTCCTTCAAGGATTTACTAATGTCAATGCTTTGCGTGATTACACTCACGCAAGCAAAGTCTTTACCCCAAACTCATTTGAACTTAAACCCAGGTATAAGTTTCTTTTTCATGTGAGTTTCACAATCAACAATGAAATTCCAGGATTGAGTGGATATCTAGCAGCCAATGATCAAACACAGTTGAGTTATGTGGTCAAGACTGTGGACTTGCCCAAGTTCACAATCAACAACGAAACTCTAAATCAATACAATCGTAAACGTGTGGTGCAAACCAAGATCAACTATGATCCTGTGACACTGACTTTTCACGATGACGGTGGCGACAACGTTCGCAAAATGTGGTATGCATACTACAATTACTACTACAAGGATGCTGCACAACAGTATCTGCAACCCAGTCCCACCAATGGTAGCCTTGGCGAAAGCGCCAACAAAGTCACTGGCTTTGGTTACAATGCCAAGGACATCTACAGCAATCAACGCATAGGCGATGTCAACGACTGGGGCTACATTGGCGAATCCTACAATGATGGTGGCAGCAGTGCCTCAGGTAAACCTCCGTTTTTCCGAGACATTCAAATCACTGGGTTTGACCAACACAAGACAGCTACCTATGTGTTGATCAATCCCTTGATCACCAACTGGAGTCATGATCAGTATGCCTATGCTGAAGGCTCAGGCATAATGCAAAACACCATGACCATTGCCTACGAAACTGTGAAGTACTACGCAGGTGCAGTGGGTCAAGCTAGACCAGATCAAAATGTACGCGGCTTTGCTGATCCAAGTCACTATGATCAAACTCTGAGTCCAATTTCAAGACCCGGCAGTCGTGCCAATTTCATGGGTCAAGGTGGATTGTTGGATGCTGCCGGAGGCATCATAGAAGATTTGACCAAGAACGGTCCCCTAGGAGTTATTGGTGCCGTACAAAAAGCTGGTACAGTGTACAATACTTTCAAGGGCAAAAATTTAAAGAGCATTGCTGTGAGCGAAGCAGTGGCCCTGGGCAATCAAACCATCAAAGGTGCAGTGCCTGCGGCCATGCGTCAAATTCCTGGACGTGCCAGTGGCATGTATTATCCCACCCCACAGAACCCCCCAACTAACTAATTGATTATGAGCAGTATAAATTACACCAACTACAACATTGATCAAACAGTTCGGGTGTTTGATACATTCTATGACTACGATGTTGACATTCCTGTGGGCGACTATGACGTAGTCAACAGCTATTTCAAGTCAGTGATGACCACAAAACAAGCCGCTGACAACTTCACAGTGAGCCTGTTCAAGGTTGCGCAAGACACAAAAATACCACCCTTGGAACTGCTCAAAGTGTTTCAAGCCAGCGGTGAACAACTGGACTTGAACATCAACATGGCCTATTATCTCAACAGCATTAGAAGCCGCGCTACACTGTTGGGCGTGGGCATTCCTGTTGTGCCAAACTTTTATCCGGCTAGAAACGTTGTTCAATAATGGCCAAGTGGGCACAGGGCACATACACCGTGGTCAATCGCGCCAAGTATGTGGGCAAGGGCGACCCACGATATCGGTCGGGCTGGGAGTTCAGCTTCATGAAGTTCTGCGACAGCAACGACAATGTGTTGCAGTGGGCCAGTGAAGCTGTACAAATACCCTACAGACATCCCTTAACCGGCAAACAAACAATATACGTTCCAGACTTTTTGATCACTTATCGCACCAGAAACAACCAGGTGCGAGCCGAATTGATTGAAATCAAACCCAAAAAACAAAGTGTAGTAGAGAGCAAAATGAGCAGCCGCGATCGTGCCGTGATTGCCATCAACTATGCCAAATGGGACGCGGCAACCCGGTGGTGCAAACGTCAAGGCCTGATGTTTAGAGTAATCACTGAACAAGACATGTTTCACAACGGTCGAGCATGAGCCACTAAATATGGCATGACCAAAAAATTAGAAGAGCTGTTTGACTTAGCACCCACTGAAGACGATGTCAATGTCTCAGTTCCGGCAATAGCCGAAAATAAATCTCAACTTGCGGCGCTTGATGATGCTATTGATAAAATTGACAATGCTCTCCCGGCTGTACGTGGACTTGATGCCACTGATCAAGAAATGGATGAATTAGCAGGACTAGCAACTGGAACTTACAAGGATTTAATGGATCTTGGTTTTCAGGTCGATTCACGCTTCGCCAGTGAAATTTTTAGTGTGGCCAGTAATATGTTGGGCCATGCCATCACAGCCAAAACAGCCAAACTGGACAAAAAACTCAAAATGATCGATCTGCAAATGAAAAAAATGCGTCTGGATCAACAACAACAAGCACTAGATGCCAAGGATTCTGATGCTGCAATAGCAGCAGAGACAGCACACGGAGTGGTGTTGAGTCGCAATGACTTGCTGGAACGTATTATTGGTAAAAGCCAAAACACGCAAAAAGAATAAATAGTTAACAGGATATCAAACATGAAACCATTTGCAAAATACCTAGCCGAAAGCGAACGTACATACAACTATCGTATCAAAGTAGTTGGCGATGTGCCTGAGGGCTTTTTCAAGGAACTCAAGGAAAAGTGTGCGCAATTTGACGTTGTCAAAATGAGTGACCCCAAGAGCACTCCGGTGCGCAAAGTGATCCCGGACTTCCCAGCATTTCCCAATCAGCCAATGAAGATTGTGGATGTGGAATTCAAGTATCCGGCCATTGAGCCACAAATCAAACAGTTAGCACAATTGTTGAAACTGGATCCAAATCGCATTGTGATGATGGCCACACCATATGAAGAAAGTCTTGACATTGAAAGCGAAAAAATTGCTGATCAAAACCGAGACTTGTTGGACTCACCTTATCCTGCGCCAGACGCTCAACAAAAAGCCTTGAGCAAAGACTATGCAACTGGTCCATATGACCATGCGGTGTTGAAGAACGCATATCGTACCAATTTTACCATTGCTGGAGAGAAAACACCTCCTGCCAAGACCACAAACCAATTGCCACAGGGTGACACAAGCCCCATGACCAACGTTAAGCGTCCGCCCAAGCCAGCTACTGGCCGTAACCCAAGAGGATAATTCCAATGACATTTTTTTACGACTTAAACAAAAAGCTGGACGGCATTCGTGCAAAGCCAGAGACCACACATCAGCAACTCCACGAGCGTGACGAAGGCAAGCCAGGCAAGAACTTTGAAAAGATTGCCAAGGATGCTGGAGAGCGTTATGGTAGTGAAGCTGCTGGCAAACGTGTGGCTGGGGCAGTACGCAACAAGCTTAGAGATCAAGGCAAGTTGGAAGAAGAAGGCTTTCCAAGGATTCAAGCGGCTCGCGAAAAGTACGGCGATGACGGCCTGGAGGCTTTGCGAAAGAAAAAGGCAGCAGGTGCCAGCAAAAAAACAATGCAGGCCACCCGTAAACAATACGACAAGTACGATGAAAGTATTGAAGACCGCATTGGTGATTTGGACATGACCAATCCGGTTAATCAACCAGCGTATCAACGCAAGGCCGCAGCACAAGGCGGCGCAGCACCAGCAACAAAGTCTATAATCGGAAAGCGACGCGAAGGCTATCCTCGATTCTCAGGCGGAGAGCGTGAAGTGGCCCCAATGCCAAAGAGCAGGGAAGGTTATCCTCGATTCTCTGGCGGCGGTGGCTACACTGGCAAAGGAGTCAAGGAAGAAGATTCTGCTGCAATGACTCCCAAGCAAAAATCATTTGCCAAGCTGGCACCTCCCGCCGACAAGATCACTTTTGCCGACAAGATTGCTGGAGCCAAGAAAGAAGTTGATGAGATGCTGGGAGATGTTGCTGCTGAAGCAATGAAGGGCGCACTACGTGGCGGCCAAAAGAAATTGGACAAGAACGACAACGGCCGACTAGATGCCAATGACTTTGCTATGTTGCGTGCTGGCAAAGACAAATCCAAAGAAATGGAAGAAGGCATTGTAGATTGGGCCAAAGAAAAATATCATGACTATCAAACTGGTAGACAGTGGAATAAATTTGGCAAAGCTCAGGCCAAAGGCGACACCGCAGGCATGCAAGCCGCACAAGATGCCGCAGCCGCACACAGAGATCAACTACAAGCAACACGTTTGAAAAGAACAGGTAGCACTCTAGCAAAGAACAGTGATTATGGCATGGACCGAGACAGAGCAAACATTGCTGCATTGCAGAAAAAAGGCTTGGTTCCTCAAAATTATGGTCGTGTAGCCGAAGGCGAACTGGCCGAAGGTTGGGACGACATGCTCAAAGCTGCTGACGAGCGCAGACGTGACAGCATGCGTACTGGAGAAAAGACTCAAGGCCACAAAGGCGAAATTGAAAGAACAGCCACTGGCATCCGTCACACACGTCGTTACGATCCCAAGACAGGCGAAACTGATGCTGGAGATGATGCGTCAACTTCAGGCGAAAAGCGCGGACGTGGACGACCAAAAGGCAGCAAGGCCTCTATCGGTGCCAAAGGACCCAGCGGCAAATCTAAGTTGATGACTCGCGAAAGCAGTCAACAAGAGTTGGACGAAGCCATTGCCAAGCTAGAAGCTGCTGGCTACACTGTTGAGAAAGCACCCCCGGGTGCCAAGGCAGAACGCATGGTCAAGCACATCAAGGCAGGATATGCTGATGATGGCAAAATCACAGATCGTGAAAGAGGCATTGCCTATGCCACTGCTTGGAAAGCCAAGAAAGCCGGCAAGGTTGAAGAAGAAAGCGACGAACAGCGTGACGAAAAAGCTGAAAAAGCTGGACGCCGTGTAGCCCAGGACATCGAGTACGATGAAAAGGTCAAAGACAAAATCCATGGCAAAAAGCGTGGCAGCGAAGATGACACAGCTGAAAAAGCCGGCAAGAAAGTCACCAAAGACATCGAGTACGATGAAAAGAAAAAGAAAGTCAAAGAACAAGGCGGCGCAGAAACTCCCACAGCGTCAAGTGGCTTCTCTTTTGGCAAAGGCATTTATGACTCAATAAATCATGAATTAGAAACCATGATTGCTGAGTCAATGAACATCAGCATGAACATGAACACAGATGCCAATGGCGGCCCAAGCCGGAGCCTGACAGTCACAGCCACAGATGATGATGCAATGAAGCTGGGCCAGTTGTTGAAAAACGCCGGCCTAGGTGGCGATCATGACATGGGCAATAACGGTGCTGCCGAAGTGGAAATACACGGCGCAGAAGACATTGCTGATCGAATTCGACAGGCCCTGGGCGGTGATCATGAAGAAGTAGATGAGGCTTATGGTGACACGGCTGTGGATGAAAACAATCCTGACTTTCCCACCAATACCGAGTACAACAGTGACTCATTGCAGTATTCAGGTGGATTAAACAAGCCCAAGACTGACGTTGCTGGTGACGGCCAAACAACCATTCCCAACACAGCAGTTCATATTCAAGATCAAGACGAATTGCGTCGTTTGCGTGAAATGGCCGGCATCAAGAAAAAAGCTGTTGACGAAGAAAAAACTGAAGAAGGTAATTTGTTTACCAAAGGACTAGCCGACGATGATGTCCAGGTTGGGGAAAAAATTCCAGGCACCAATGCTATCAAGAAAAAAGACATTGACGAAGGTATTCTTGCAGCCACTGCCAATCTTTGGAAAGAATACAAAGGCCAATACGGAGTTTAACATGAGCTATCAACCTTACAATCCTCCACTGACAACACCGCCTGTGCAAAATCCTCACAGCCCTGCGACCAATGGTTACAAGCAGCAACCAGTTGATATTCCTGGCGTACTACATCAATCACGCCAACTGTATCAACCTGTTGCGAGTGAAACTCCCAAGGAGAACAAATAATGTCTGCTGTTCAAGTTGTAAATGCCACTGGCAACGTTGCATGGACCACAGACAAAGTGGAAATTGCAACCACAGCCGCCACAGTTACATTTCAAGTCAGTTTGACACAAACTCAATACATACAGGCCAATGGTGTTCCTGTGAATACCAGTATGCCAACTGGTAACTTGTATGCCAACGCCATTGTGGTACCAGGCAATACTGTACAACAATACTATGTTGGTGCAGGCAATTTCCTAAACATTACTGCTGGCACAGGGTTCTCGGCCACAGCATTGGGCACAGCAAGTTCAGCCACTGCTGGTGTTTACGGTTCAACTTCGAGCTGATATGCGAGCACGTGAGTTTATTTCTGAAGCGTCTAGACCTGGACGCCGTGCAGAAGCCAACCACGAATTTGATGTTGCTCACCCTGGTTTAGTTGGTCCTCCAGCCAGCGGCGACACTTATTGGGGACGGTACTATGATTTTTATCGTGTGGCCAGTCTAGCTGGCATGGACATTGAGCAACTTGAAAGCGCCGACGATATCAGCTTCTTTGGCAACTTACCAGTGTTTAGTGCATACACAGAATATGACCGTCGCAAGCTGATTGCTATAATGAAAAAGTTGGGCATGAAACCACAAGATCATGTTGAGCCCGGCAGCCACGAACCAGACTACGTAAACAAATCAAGCCCGCTACCGGCATTCAAAGGTTACAAAAAGTAATCATGTGTGTAATACTTGCCAAGTACTTTGATGGTATTGGCTGGGCCGGTGCCAAAAATCGAGACCGCAACTACACGCCGGTCTTGAACTTCATTGAAGACAGCACCAACGGTGTGGATCGCATGATGATGCATGATCAAGTCACCGGCTACAAAGAAGGCATCAACAGTCGTGGCATCAGCATACTGAACACCAGTTTGGATGTGTATGATGATGAAAGTGAAGTTGAAGCCGGAACCACCAATACCAGTCCCGACGGCAGAAACATTGCCGAAGCATTGGCTCAACGCTCAATTCAAGATGCTGTCAAAGTCTTGATCAACAGCAAACTGGGCGGATGTACCATGGTATTTGATCAAGATGATCTTTACTTGATAGAAGCCAGTGACTGGGACGGCGCCCGGCCCTACAAGTACGTGGTCAAACAGATTCCAAAAAACAAAATGCTTGCCAGAACCAACCATGGCATGTGGTTGCAGGATGCAGGCTATCAACGTGACTCCGTGAACAAAAGTCACACCTTGAGTAGAATCAGCAGCGAATCTAGATTGGCCTTGGCCGAAGCTGTGGTAAAAACTGCTCAAAAACCTGAAGATTTGGTGGACGGCATGTGTCAAGTCTACATCAATGACCCTCAGCTAAATATAATGAGAACCAGTATACAGCGTAAAAAAATGCGTACCACCAGTCAACAACTGTGTGTTCCCCAAGAACGTACACTGTACTGTAGACCGATCAGCAGCCATTTAGAGTTTGACTTCTGGAGCTTGAACAAGCCAGAAAACAATGTTTGGGTAGAGATACTGAGCAATCGAGCACTGTGGCAAAACACCCGGGGAGATCCCCCGTTTGGTCACATGAATATGAGGGATGTATGAGAGCACGTGAGTTTGTGATGGAAGTCAAGTATGGTGCAGCCGAGGATGTTCCTGCCAACGCCAAAAAGCTGCCTAAATCTCACGCCAGTGCAATCAAGGGCGCCATCAGCATGCCCGACATTAGCCAAACCAAACAAGGCGGCAGTCCTTACACCCAATGGCGCTTTGGTATTGCCATGGCCGGCGCACCCGACTATCCCACACCAGCAGCTGGAGCCTTTGCCGGCGATCCGCTGCTGGCAACCTATAGTGATGCTGATTTAAAAATTATCAACAGCGCGGCAAAATCAGTGGGCGCTGGCGAAGTTAAAAAATTAACTGACAACCGCAGTACCGAGGCTGAACATGTACACAAAGCAAGTCCAGTGAAAGCGTTTGGAGGATACAAGTGAGAGCCCGAGAATTTATTACTGAACAAAGAGATTTGCCGCCCGAGTCTCGAGATCCCATGCGTGACACTTATATCCTGCCAGGTCTAAGCGCATCTGACCCTTATCGCAGCTATAGATTTGGCGTGGCCATGGCCCGAGCCCGAAGTGAATATCGCAAGGACGATGTTAATCCGCACATATTGCCTTGGTCAGCAGAAACTGCATTTGGTGAACATGCAATTGTTGCTGGTTTTAATCATGGGGTGGCTGACATAATTGATGCGGCTCTGAAAATGACCGACACTCCGGGTGGCAAACAGGCGGTATCCAGTTTGCCCAGTGCAGAACCTGATTTTGTTGAGACACAAAGCCCGCTAAATAGTTTCAAAGGCTATCCAAGATAATGGCAAATCCACCACCACCATACGACGACATTACCGGCATCAGCCGTGCTGTGATGAAGGACAATGCACAAGAAACCATTGGCAATTACAATGGCGTTGCTCGTCCAAGTGAATTAGTAGTCAACCAACTCACACAAGATATCTATGTAGGTAACGTCAATGGAAATCTAAATTTGGTTGCATACGGATCTGGCGTTACCAGCACCACAACATTCAACCCACAGTTCACTGACGGATCAGGCACATTTGCTGGCGGCACTGCTACAGCATCTTATGTGCGTATGGGTCCGCTGATGTATATACATGTGTATGTGGATTTTACAGGGGTCACTAACTTTGGCAGCACAGGATATCAGATTACACTGCCCACCCCCGCAATAAACACATTTAGACTGGCCGGAGGCAGCCTGCATCAAACAGCCGGTGCTGGTTCTCCTGCCTTATACCATATTGCTGGAATCACAGACGTCGTTGACAGCACCACAGTCATGAAACTATACTATTCTGGTAGCGTCACTGATCTAGTTTGGAAATTCAACACTCCAGCCACAGGCGCCTGGCAATCGGGCGCACACTTTGATATCTCCGGCACCTACCAAATAGCATAATATGAAAAAACTACTACTCTCTCTGCTCCTGATTCCATGCTTGGTCATGGCACAAAAAACACCACAAGGGGTAACCTATGACGCACAGATAGTTCGCATCAATGACGGCGACACAGTTGTGATATCAGCCCCCTTTCTACCAGCCCCACTCAAGCCAGAACTGGCCGTTAGAATCTATGGTGTGGACACACCAGAAAAAGGACACAGAGCACAATGCCCTCAAGAAGATGCTAGAGGCAAAGCCGCCACCGAGTTCACTAAAGGTGCGGTTGCAGCAAGCCAAAAACGACAGGTCACGCTCTACGCCTGGGACAAATTTGGTGGTCGTGTCCTGGGAGATATCATTCTAGACGGTCGCAGCCTGCGCCAAGGTCTAATTGCCAATGGTTTTGCTAGAGAATACTACGGCGAAGCCAAAACCTCCTGGTGCAACTGACAACAAAAACTTCTGTGAATCAGCAAACTCAACATCATAACATCTTTATCGAAGACAAGGATGTTTGGAATCAGTGTCCTGTGGATTATCTATGGGTATATGACAAACTAATCTTGGCCCGTAAATTAGGATACCAAGCTGCACCTGCAGGAATTCCAGTACCACGTGCGGACTGGTACATTGTGCGCCCTATAACCAACATACGTATGATGAGCCGCGGGGCTCAAAAACAATGGCTGACTCCTGATGATACTGACAGGGTGCCCGATGGGTATTTTTGGACACAGTGGTTTGAAGGCAGGCATACTTCAGTGGATTTTCATTGGGGTAAACAACATCTTGCAGTTGAGGGGTTCCGTGACAATGCACACAGGCTGGATCGTTTCAGTAGCTGGAAAAAAATCACTGATACTGTGCCGTTTCCGCCTGTGTTAGAAAATCTAGGCAAGATCTCTGAATGGGTAAATGTAGAGTATGTGGGCCACCACATCATAGAAGTGCATCTGCGTTACAACGATGATTTCAGTAATCATTCGGGCCATACGATATATCCTGTATGGCGCGATGAACCTCATACACAACCACCTGGTACCCGTTGGTATGCTAGTGCCAGCGGAGACCGATTGGGCTTCTGGGTGCAGGAATAAATAGTGCATGCTTATCAAACACATCCTGAAGGAATCACGAAATCTCACACTTGACTGGCGCAACGATGAGCCCAGAAAGTTTGTGGCAAGCCTTACGAAAAAACTAGGTGCGCCTGATGAAATCACTGCCAATCGTGCTGTTTGGTACGACAAGGATGGGTTCAAACGCATCGAAGTCATAGACGAGTACATTTTGCACTGCTGTCCAGAACCACACTATGATTTTGTATACAGCACAATAGATCTACATGTGCCCAAAAAATTTGTGCGGGTGTTAGCAGATTCAAGTGAAAGCATACTGCTGGATCTACTGAAAAATGAAGTCACTGCCAGATGTGCCACACTCAGTGCCAACGCAGTGACCTTGAACTATGTGCTGGATGTGGTTTCAGAACGAGTCAAAGGCTCAAAAGCCGAGTACGAATCACGCATTAAGAAACTGTACAAAAACAAACTGGATCCTGATCCTGATTGGTGGCCAGATGTGACAAAAGAAATTAGAAAGTGAGTTTTCTTGTAGCCAACATACTACCTCATTTCTGGGGTAATGGAAACCAATCCCAAGTGGCGGCTAGGCGACTCAGATACTGTGATGCACCAGTAATCAAGCTGTAAATACGGCATGACGAATTTTTATTGTGCTGCCCCATGGCGCGGGCTGCATATCAATCCCCGCGGTGATGTAAAAACCTGTTGTGCCGGCAACCCCAACATGCTGGGCAACCTTGATTCAAACAGCATTGAAGAAATACTAAATTGTGACGTTATGACGGAAATACGCCACAGCATAGCACAAGGCCAGGCTCACCAGTATTGCTCAAACTGTGTAAAAGCTGAACGTTTTGGCGCTGATTCTGAGCGTGCCTGGCACAATCGTGTGAACCCCAACTTTGATTATACTGCCGCAGGAGACCACTATCACTATCCTGTGATCTTTGATGTGCGATGGAACACCACTTGTAATCTAAGTTGTAATTACTGTGGCCCCAATTGTAGTAGCAAATGGGCCAGTATCAAAAACATACAGTTCCGATCAGGTACAAGACCCTACTACGAACAAGTATGTGACTTTCTTGATCAACACGGCAAACACATACACGAAGTGGCCATGGTAGGCGGCGAACCCTTGCTGTTGCCCGAAAATGAACGCTTGTTGGACGTTGTTCCTGAATCAACTATCATTACTTTGATCACAAACATGTCGGTAGATTTACAAAAAAATCGCGTGTTTCAAAAACTAGCTCAGCGCCGCAATGTGGGCTGGTCCATGAGTTTTGACAACGTTGGCGATAGATTTGAATATGTGCGCCACGGTGCTGATTGGCAGTTGTTACAAGACAACTTGCAGACAGTTAAATACCTCATGCAAAACAACGGACATTGGGGCGGCATACACGCAGTGTACAACATTTACAGTGCCACACGTGTCTGTGAGTTTAGACAGTTTGCTGAAGATACTGGCACCACAGTGCTATGGCAAAACTTGTTCTACCCCGATTACCTTGACCCGTTTCAGCACGGACCTGAAGTGGCTGAGTTGGCTAGTCAAGAGATTCGGCGGTTCAATGCCATGAACCTGGTAAAAACCCCAGCAGAGCAACAATTCTTTGACCGGGTATTGGCAAAATACAGCCAATCCATGCCCAATCCTATAATACAACAAAAGTTCCGTCAACACATACAGGATAACGAAACAGTATTTCATCCCGGCAAGGCCGGAGAATTTGCTCGACTGTGGCCGGAGTTGGCAGCATGATTGGATCCAAAGGAACACTAGACACTGTACTGGTCAAGGCACCGCATCGTAAGGAAACCTTTACCGAACAAGAGCTGGAAGAATTTGCCGGTTGTGCTGATCCTGTTAACGGTCCCATGTACTTCCTGAACAATTTTTTCTACATTCAGCATCCCACACGTGGCAAGATGTTGTATCATCCTTTTGAATATCAAAAACGCCTGATTGAAA